TTACCGATATAATCCGTTCCCGATACGGGAGTTACCATCTCCGTGCCACTCACGCGCCCGGGGCCGTTTGGATCGCGGTATCTGAGCGTAATGTTTTCCGTTTGCCCAGGTGCTATCAAAACTGCCTTTTGCAACGTCCCTAAAACAGTCGTCGCTGCTGCGTCCACTCTGCGCGGATTAGCTACTGCCGCAACTCTGTTATATACCGATGCCTCGTTATAGGTCAACTTCAGCCCGGCCATGTCATCGCTAAAAGTATAAGCGCTGGTTGTGGTTAGGTATCTCCGATGCCTGCTTTCAAATACCAAAGTCTCGCCGCCGGTCGTGTCGCCTTTCCGGTAGATATACCCTCGTTCCGATTGTGCTATTTTCTGTAGCACGCTAAGCACGGATGTTTTCTCGTCGCGCTCCGTGTCAAATGCGTAGGCAAATGTCGAGATACCGGTGTCGTAGTCCGTCGCAAGCGGAGCGGTTGACATGGCCGCTATCACGGTCGTCAGTAATTCGTCAGCGCGCTTACTCAACTGAGCCGCTAATAATTGTATTCTTGTTACCGCCGCTTTATCCATGAAATCCGACACAGTTACCAAAACTTTACGACTTCCGTAAATCCCAGGAACCGGAGAAATGTCTGTGATGCTGCCATATAATTTATAATGCCCGGCCCAAGATATTCTAACTTTTTTACCAATGACAAACGTAGCAAGAGCGTTCGCGTGGTCTGGGCTGTAATAGCCTATCAGCTGGTTAGCATTGGCCGCCGAGTTATTGAGTTCAAAGCGCAGTATACCCGTGTTAGCAGTACGATCATTCGGCCCACTGCCAGGTAGGCCGTAATCCAACCGGATAGCGCCAACCTGGTCAGCGGTGATGTCAGTCCAACTACCAGTATATAATTCGAGTAGTGGCGTTACAAAGGTCATAATGCCGCCAACTCCACAGCGTCTCGCACGCCGCGAATGATGTCTTTACTTGTCGCCAGGTTCCCGAGCGTCGCGTTGATGTCGTTCAGTAAGTTTTCGGAGCGGGCGTTACTTGCCGAAATCTCTTGCACCATAGCGGATCTAATTTGCTGTGTGGCTTGCATAGATTGATCTGCGCTTTGCTGTGCGATTGTCTGCGCAATAACCATCACGCTATGAGCGTCTTGCGTAGCTTGCGAAGTACTAAACCCCGCCGATGATCCGGCTCCTTGACCGCTAATTTGGCTTTTGTATGTGATCGCTCTTCGGATGGCAGGGTCGTTGAAGTTCGGCGCCGAACTCAGCAGCCCAGGAATACCAGAGCCGCCCTGGTTCAATGGCCCGCCAATGGCTAAAGCTGAGCCTGGTATCAGTCCTAGGCCGAGCAGCGCCTGCGTCTCTCGATGCGGGATGACTATACCGTTAATGATAAGCTCTTGACCTTCCTCGCCAACCAGGTTTACGCCGGTTAGTTTGCCGCCCTGAGCGCGTGGGAGCACTTTTTCAGGTTTGACATATTTCGATTTCCCGCCAACGCCACCACCCGTGTAGCCGTAGCCTATTTCTATGCCGACTTGCATCCCGTTCATTTCTGTGAGCAGTGCGAATAGATCAAAGCCCGTTTTGTATGCTCCCAAAACTTTATCATAAACAAACCCGAATTGCTCAGTAAGCCCGTCGAGCGATATATCATTTGTCTCTTGGATGAGCCGCGCAAGTTTTTCATTTTCTGTGATGGTCTGCATGACACCAGTCCGCGCGCCCATGATCGCAGTGTCCACATCGTTAGCAAAGCCGACTATATCCGTGCCGGCAGCATCAAGCATGTCTTTCGCTTCTTGCAGCGTGTCCAAGCCGAAAGCGTCCCTAATCATCTTTTGGCCGTCTATCGCTTTGATCTTGCCAAGCTCGATGTCAATATTGGTTCCAATTACAAGACCTTCTTGCAATTTTTCCAGCTTCACTTCCGGCTCTATTTTTGCATCGCCAATCTTTTTCATGATCTCTTGAAGCTCAACACCGCCAGCTTGTGCAAAGTCGAAATTATCAATCATACCCTGAGCGAAGTTGCCCAGGTTCGTGCTTGATACGCTGGACAATCTCCCCGTTGCGCCAGCCAATAAGTCAAGCGCCTCGACCATACCGTCAACAGGCCCGCGGTTCATGCTAGCGCGCAATCCACGCAATCCATCCTCTACGGCTCTAAAATCCATGCCGCGCAAAACCTTGTCGAAACTACCGGCTGCCGTGGCTGCTTCCCATACAGCCGGGGAGAGCGTGGATAATCCAGTCATCCACCCATCGGTAGCCCTGTTCGCTTCCCACATATTTTCACGCAAAACGTCCAGCGTTTCGTAGTATAAACTCCCGACCTCATCGGCGACCATCATCTGTTGAATCATGTCCGCTTCGGCTTGTTCCATTTCTCCGGTCGCGACTTTAGCACCAAGCACTTTATACACATAATTTTCGTAACTATCCGCTACTAAATTATTGACAAAAACCATGCCCGCTTCCGCTTCGCTAAGAATTTTCAGCGCATCGGCAAAAGTCATCGATCCGAAGGTCGCCTGGGTAATTAGTTCATTGGCTCTTTTTCGACTAATCAACCCATCTTCGGCAGCTTGTTTTATTGCGTTCTCGGCTTTGATGGCGTTACCAAGTTCTTTCGTCCAGTCCGTAACCAAATCAATGCCATCGACAAATATATCTTGCAAGCCCGCTCCAAATGCAACCTGCAATTCTTCCCAATGGCGAGCGTACGAACTCAATTTTTTGCCGCCCGTTTCCATCGCAGCTTCGTAGGCTCCGGCGATATTAACTCCCTGCGCCATAACTTCATTAGTACGTATTTGTACTTTTTCTAGCTCCGTCAGTTCTTCGGCCGTTTTACCTGCTGCTTTCGCGGCTAATTCATAAGCGCCCTGGAAGTCAACGAGCAATCCACGACGACGCGCCATTAGCGTGTTACCAGTAGCTATGACGGTTACAAGTGCCTGGAATGCTTCGGATGAGTTTTCGCCGGAAATTACAGCGGCATCCTGAGCCAACCGAGCCAAATCTGTGGCTCCAGCCAGATCAAGATTAGCCTGGATCATTTGCGCTATTGCTTGACGTGATGCCTGCGTTGTAATACCCTGAGCCTGGATCGCGGCTTCTAAGGCGTGTATTTCTTCCGCTGTTTTTCCTACATTGCGGCCCAGCGTTTCGGTTACAACGCCCAACGTATCAACGCGCGCCGCAGTAAGAACGGAAGCCTTAGTAAAATCTAGGGCGAATTTGCCCGCAGCAATGCCGGCCGCGGATAAAGCCAAGCTGGCCGACTTTTTAAACGCGTCAAACGAATCGCCAGCCTTCTTTGTGGTGGTCTCTAGGCCCTTCATTTCTTTATCAAGAGCTTGCATCTCGCCCTTAGCAAGATTGAGAGCCTCGATAATGATCTGTACTCGTGGATTAGCCATCAATATACCCCAATTCAGCCGCCGCCTTTATAGCGCGGTTGAGAAACGCCGAAAGGTCGGGATAGGTTTGTGCCCATGCCGACCAGTCGGTGTTCGCTTGCGCTCTTTGGTTGTACACGTTGCGCACACTCTCGGCCAATGTCATAGCGTTAATCTCTCTGCATGTTAGCGCCCTGCCATACACGGCCTGTACGCCGAAGCGGTCAATATGGCGAGCGGCTAATAATTCTGTGGATGTAGATAACTGGCCGCCGTCCGCTACTGCGTAGGCAGCGGCCATTATTCGTTTGGGTCAGGTGGCTCGGTTTCTCGGTATAGCGCCAGGACTTCCTGAACTAACCAGGCCAACAAGTCCTGAGCGGATACGTTCGGCGTGCTGGGGAACTTATCCGGCTCCAGTACCACGCCGTCAATATCGCAACTCTCGACACATGCAGCAATACCAGGCAGCATCGCTTTGACGAACTCGTAGAGGTCGGCGCGTGTCTTAGTTTCCAGCGCGCTCGCTTTATCTAGCGCATCCGAAAACGCGATAGATTGCGGGAAGGACAGTGGATCGTAGAAATCCACTGTCCCAGGAAACCGCACAACGGGAGACTTGACTGTCTTACTCATTACGTGAACGCGGCAGTACCCCAAGCAGGCAGGCTAGAGCCAGGGTACATTTTGAGATTAGCCGTATACATCGTAGGATCGCCAGGATCAACGGTGTAATCGAAAACCAAAATACCACTGGTAGCCGAGCTGGTGATACCAAAGCACGGATCGCCGGTCGCCCAATAACCACGAATACCGAAATAAGCGCCGAACGTTAGCGGCGTTGAGCCACCATTGACCGCGCTCAAAACGACGTGCGAGCCTGATAACACTGGGGCTGCACCTGATGCGGAAGCACCAGCCACGACCTGATTGCTAAACGGCCCACTAATCGCAAGGCTAACGTCACCATGCCCAGACAGAAAACCTTTGACGGCATCTTGCAACGCGGGCAAAGCTACCTGGTCATAAGTCACGCCTACGCCGCCAATAGACGACACGGGGATGTCTCGAACTGTGCCGCCACTGTCATCCAATTGAAACTTGAAAAATTTTGAAACTGTACGCCCTGTACTCATTTTTTTTATCTCCTGTTATCTATAAGCTCTAACGAAAGTCAAAGCGAATGTTACTGTGGTTGCTGTATTTAACGCTATCTGCCAACGTGTATATCGTTCTACCGTGGCCGTTCTGCCCAATGCCACAATGCCCGAAGCGGGCGTGGATGTTGCGTCAACATCGCCGGACGTGAGCAAGTCCGAATAGTTTGCGTTAACTTCATCCACGCTATCTTGTACTTTGATCGCCACCGTGCCATTGCTAGAAAGAACCTGATACATCATGTACCCGCCTTTCGTCGTTTGTGCTCCGTGGTCATGCTGGGCTGTGCCGGATGTGTTAGCCGCTGTTTCTGCGCCGTTAGCGTGGAGCAAATAGCCCCACGGGATGTCATAAAGTAGCGTTGATGCGGTGGCGTCCCAGCCAGCGAACGGAATGGATGCGGTTACCATGCCGTCATTCGGCTCGCCCTGGTAGGATAGTTGTCTTAGTTGCGCACAAAATGCGGGATCGCCAGCATCGGGAGCCGCACGGATACCAGCTACAAACATGCAATTGCGAATTACCCCGGCCCCACTTGCTACAACGTGCAATCCGCTCGTGGCCGTGTTGTCAAAGATGCCGCTAAGCGTTCCAGCGTTAATATGTGCTTGCCCAGGCAGCGCACCTTTCACGGCATCGCTCAGGGCTGGCATATCGCCGCCGTTCTGGTCGTGCGTCCATTCAAGCGGGCCAAAAGTTCTTGTATAGCCGCTCATGTCGTAACCGTCAACGTAGGCGCGCCAATGTTTTAGTACTGTTCTACCGGTCGCCATATTTCACCGCCTTTTGCTTTTTCACAGGCTCTTTCACAGGCTCTTTTTTCTCAGCAACATAGCCAGCAGCCAACCACTCTTCAAATTTCTCATGGTTTTCGCTAATGCTATCGCCAGGCTGAAAGCCTTCTACTGGATACGTTACCCTGAATTTTTTCAATTAATAAACTCCTTGATATTGATCTGTATATCGCAGCCCCAGAAATTCTTGTCCGATGGGTCGGGCACAATGCCCAAGCCGCTGATACCGCCAAACTCAGCATCTAGCACGCCGGTCAGGTTGTCATTAGCGACAATGGCATCTACGAATAACATCGCCTTAGCTATCAGTGTAGGGTAGATGCTGCCGATGTTTCGCTCCGTGCCCGCCTGTTTGTAAAATAGCCGATAGTTTAGCGTATAGCTAAACGTCCACATGGCCGCCGTGCCTGAGCCTAGATTGTCGCGCTCTATGCTGGCCACTTCTAAAAAGTTGGGTGCAGGCAGGATAACGGGGCAGTCTCTCGACAAAATGCCGTTGGGTATCTCGTCCAGGTCTTTGATCGTTACCCCGGAAACAGAGAGTTTAGAAAAACTATCGGCTGCTGTTACGGCTGCAATTGCCATCAATTCATTTTCCTGTAGCGCCGGATAATCTTGGCCGCAAAGTCAGTAATATCGCGTGGCGTTATTACTACACCGCCCGATGTCAATGTCGCTGTGCTGCTCATGTTCTCGCCCGTGCGCCGACCGTAGGCTGCTTTAGCAATCTCCAGGCAGGCCACGTTTACATCATCAGGTCTGGTCGCAGAATAGCCCCAGGTTCCCAAGATGGAGATAACGTACTCATAATTGCTGCTACTATCAGGATACCAGGCAACGGATGAACTCTCTTTTAGTTTCAGGCCATATTTTGGTGTGACATTGCGCGGAGTAAAATAATACTCAGTACTGGCTATGATCGTACCATCGCCGTTGGTCAGTGTGGTGATGGTCAGCAGGTCATCGTCAAAGCGTAACTCGCGCCCACTTGGTACGCTAAAATAGCGCGTCTCCGTGCGAGCGTAGAACGTGCGCCCCGACTGAGCATCAATGTACCGGCTTGCGGCTTCGATCAGATCTTCTATGACCGCATCATCGCCGGAGTCGGTGCTGTCGATGTCATGATAAGCCTTATATTCACTTAGAGTACTGTAGCCGTTGCTTATCGCCATTCGTTACTCTCTAAAATATACAACACATCCGCCAGATTTAGCGTTACCACCTGCAGCCACAACCATGCGCAAAGTGCCAACAGCCAGGGGCAATGCTCGATCTCCACCAGCCGTGCCGGTCAATACGTCAGCGCCTTCGTCGTAGATGATGTGGCGTGGATAAAATACCAGGTCATCATCACCCTCAGCAGCACCAATGGACATAATAGTCTGTGACGCTTCCGAGCCTTGCGTTGAGATAACAGCGGTCACGTTATTGTCGAATGTGCCATCAACCCAGGCAATCGCAACGATCTCGCCTAGCATCGATTCAACGGCGTTGACCGTAAGCGAGCCATCGGCCGCGGTAGTTCCGTACAATCTAATTTCTTTTAGCATTTCTACCAGTCCTTATTTTTAGCGTATCCAAGTTTTATCAGCCAGTCGTCTTTGCCCTTGAAAGCATCTTTTACCGCCGGGGTGAACTCATAGCGCCATGCTCCAGGCTTGCCTTTGCGGTAGGTGGTGCTGGACTCTGTGTGGTTCATTTCTACCATCATGCCCGCAACGGTGGCTTTTTTTATGTTGCTATTTTGTAATGATCCAGCCGTGCCGTTATCTGATAAATACAGGCTATAAACGTAGTCAAAAAACTTGCCAACCGTTTGCCGTTGCCTTCCTACCATGTGTTCAAATTTCACAGGCAGGACGTAGGGGCTTTCAAGCCATCCAGCAAAATCAGCCCATCGCTCGAAGATGCCCGGCCATTCATCCGTGCCGTTAATTATCGCAAGCATGACGGCCTCTTTGTCCGGCAGGCTCTTGTAGTATTCTGCGCCTGGGTGCATCAGGTCGATGTTGTCGCTTATCACATGATAGTATTGACTTACTACTACATCGCGCAAATCCCGATAAACACAGACGATACCAACGCCCAAGCCAACTAGCAAAGCCTCTAATGATTTTAAATATCCGCTATGACCTTTAATAAATTGTCCTGGTCTTAATGCTCCGAAGTACACAGCGGCTTTTTCGAGATTATGCCGCTGCATACTCCAGGCATTAGTTCCGTACCAATTCTTCTTGTCGTCCAGTGGCGCGAGCATCCCAAGTGCCATTCTGTCTGCCAAATGTAGGCCAGACTTCGGAAACCCATTAATGTACAACTTAGGAGCGCGCATACTATGCAACAGCAGCGCTAAACGGTGTCGCTTCCGATCCACCACTTTGAGTAATAAAGCCGCTAACATAAAACAAACCTGTCGCGACGTCTATAAACTCATAACAGTCACCAGCCTTGCCGCCCGTTGCCGTGCCGTTTCCTGTGATCGTATCATCAGCAGTCTCGGCTTTCCAGGCATACGCAGCGTCAGCGTCATCATCTACGCCATTGATCCCGCCCAGGAAACTATCGGCAGCCGAGGCGGCCTGAATAGTCCCACCCGTGAAGGCGGTCTTGAGAATGATCGTATATTTGTACCCCGTGCCAGTAGCAGCAGGCAATGTGATTACACCATCAGCATCGTTGTAATACAAAACTCGATTGCCGTGTAGCGCAGCAGTCATTGTCAAATTTCCTGTTGCCGGAGCTACAACCTGCCCAGACATATCAGCAACCGCATTGATCTCTGCAGCGGTTGCAGTACATCCGTCCATGATGTTTAGTTCTGCGGCGGTAGCAGTGACACCATTCAAATCGGTGGGGTCTGCAACGCCTTTTCGTAAAATATATGTTCCTGCCATTTTGTTACACTCCTTTTGCCTCGGTGGGGGACTTTCGCCCCCCACTTTCAGGCTGTCATATCAGGATTAAACTGTTAATCCATACGTAATTGCGCTGGCCTCTGTATCACGCTGAGCTAAGCCCAGGCGAGCCAGTGCCACGATCTCGGTAACGTCAGCGCGTGCGATGCGTGTGGTTTCCATCGTCATGCGGCGGCGATAACCCATCAACCATTGATCCCAGCGTACTGCCAAGATCGAGCCGGTGGTGTTGTTGCCAACAGTGGTCTGATCGACTTTACCGCTAGTATTAGCCTTACGAACCGCGCTCTTGAAGTGCATAAAGTGCGAGCGATGCAGCTTATAACCGTAAATACCGGTCAATACGCCGTTCTCGATGGTCGGGATGGCGAACACGTCGCGGGTCTTGACCTCTGGTAATTCCAAAGCCTTCCAATACACGTTAGGATCAACGATAAAGGCGACTTTGGTCATGTCGTAAGCATTCACGCCAGCAGCACCCATCAATTTCAAAGTTTCCAAGAAATCTTCAGGGGTCAACGCGCCACCACTGCGGCTATTAGCCGTTGTGGTAACTAAGGCGGACTTGCGGAAGCCGTTGAAAAGCAAGTGCAATTCCGTGCCACCTTGTGCCGCAGTATTTCCGATGTCGTTGATGTTGGTTGATGCAGCGGTAGCAGTGTCGCCATCGACGATTGCGTGCTCTAACTGCTCGGCTCCTGCTTTCTCAAGCTGGGCGCGCAATTGAGCCACGAACGGGATCAGCGAGTCTTCTTCCAACTCACCAGACCACAGGACGCGAGCGCCCATTTTGGCTAGGGTCAAAGATTTCTTCGCAGTGCCCATTTGGGAGCTGGTGATCGTGGTGTTAGGCCAACCGGATGTTTGAGTCGCGGTAGCTTCGGCGACTTTGTAGAACGTAGGATCGTTGCTTTCCAACGGGATCGTGATGCTCTCATGCCCAGCGGGTACTTCGATGCTCGGCATATTAGCAGCCACGAAAGTGCCAGCGCGGATCGCTTCCCAAAGTGCTTGTGAGTAAGCCACGCCCACCCATTCGTCACCGTAGGATGTCAAGTCCTGTTGCTGGATTTCATCGGCTTTCATGCCAGCGGCTTTCATGGCCTGGCGTCCCATTTCACCCACACGACTTTTATCTTCGTTAAGTTTGACAGCCAGAGCTTTCAGCGCAGAATTACTTGCACCGTTGCGGCTAGTCCCGCCTTGTTTCGCAGACTGCAATACGCCAACCATGACGGCCTGGTCTTCAGGGGTCAGGTTATCATATTTCCACAAGTCGGAGTTTTTGGCAATGGTTACATTGTCAGGCAAACGCCGAGACTTTGCAGCCAGTTCTTCGGCAGCTTTAGCATCCGCTTCGGCCTGCTCTTGATAGGCTTTCACAGCATCAGCTTTTGCGGCTTCGAGTTCATCAGCGCGCGCTTTTG